GGGAATCTTTATATGAAACTACTGCGTCTCGTCTTTCTGACCCAACAAATCGTTCAAGTTCAAGAACTAATAGCGTTACTCAAAGCTATACTAAAAATAGATTTAAAAATATTGATGATGGTCTTCTGCCATTTGATTACTCTCGTGACTCCGTAAATGTTCGTGACGCTATCCAGTTATGTCAAAAGGCTTACTTCAACGTCCCTGCGTTCAGGAGTACTATTGACATGCTCTCTGACTTTGCTGACTCTGATTTATTTTTAGAGGGTGGATCTGCTAAAGCAAGAAACTTTGTGAACGCTTGGTTTAAAAGAATTAAAATTCATGATATCAAGTCACAATATTTTCGCGAATACTACCGCTCAGGTAACGTGTTCATGTATCGTGTAGACGGTAAAATTAAAACCGCTGATACTGGAAGGATCTTGGAAACTTATGGAGCCACTAAGAGTGTGCCCATTCCAATCAAGTATTTGATCATGAACCCAACTGACATTGCCACAAAAGGTTCTATTTCATTTAATGATTTTCAGTATTTTAAAGTTCTTACTCCATATGAGATCTCTAGACTTAAAGATCCTAAAACAGAGCATGAGATTGAGATGTATAACTCTTTGCCAGAAGATGTTCAAGTAAGAATCCAAAACAACACTGCTACTACCACTGAGCGTTTGTATATTAAATTAGCTTCGGAGTTATTGCATGTTGTATTTGCCAAGAAGCAAGACTACGAGCCACTTTCTGTTCCATATGCTTTCTCTGTCCTTGATGACATCAATAAGAAGCTAGAACTTAAGAAAATTGACCAAGCCATTTCTCGTTCTATTGAGAATGTTGTTTTGTTGGTTACTATGGGCGCAGAACCTGACAAGGGAGGCGTTAATCATAAAGCATTGGCCGCAATGCAGAATATTTTCAAGAATCAAAGCGTTGGGCGTGTTCTTGTATCTGATTATACCACAAAAGCTGATTTTGTTATTCCTGATCTCCGCAAAGTAATTGGCCCCGAAAAATATGAGATTTTAAACCGCGACATTCAAGAAGGGCTTCAAAATGTTCTCCTTGGAGATAACAAATATGCAGATGGACAACTCAAGATGAAGATATTCATTCAGCGTCTTGAAGAGTCTCGCAGTCAATTTATTAAAGATTTCTTACAGCCAGAGATACGCCGCATTTGTAAAGCTGCGGGTATGCGTTCTTGGCCAGAGGTTAAATTTGTTAAAACAGATACTCTTGATAATTCTGATATGACTAAGCTTGCTACTCGCATGATGGAGCTTGGTGTTCTTACTCCAGAACAAGGTATGAGCGTTGTCCATAATGGAATATTCCCTAAAGCAGAAGAATTAGTACCAGCTCAAGACAAGTTCAAGGAGCAAAGAGAAGATGGTTACTATATGCCTCTAGTGAATAGTATTAATCTATTTCAAAATGAAGAAGATTCTACTCCAGAAGCTAAACCCGAAGTTGCTCCTGTAGCTCCTTCTGGTGGCCGCCCTATGGGAGTTTCCAACTCAAACTTTTCGAAGAAACATATTGTTGAAGCTACCCAAATGGTTAGCGAGTTTGAACTTAGAGCTTATCGTGACTTCGCTCTTAAGTTTGGCTTGGATGAACTTGATGACGATAAGAAAGATTTAGTTTCTCGCGCTTGCGAATCAATTATTGTTTCTAAGCCAGTAGGTGAATGGGATGAGACTTTATCAAGTGTTGTAGAAAATTTAGATAATCTTTCTGAACTAAATGTTGATCCAGATGTGTTAGATGTAGGCTCCAAGCATCAACTTGATGACATGTCTGCTGCAATTTTACATCACTCAACTAAAATTTAGGTGTATAACATTTTATGGATTTAAAAGATTTTGAGGTAAGTAGCTTTGATTGTAGTATTAAGGCTCTCAAAGAAGCTGACTACGAGAAGTTTGGAGTATCGGAAGGATCTATTGCAGAAGCTGCTAAATCTTTATTGCCAGAAGACTTTGACCCATCTGCAAATGTAGATGTATTGCCTGTTGTATTTAATTTAGCCCTCGTCAACGAATTTAATAAAAACGGTGATGGCATCGATTCTGAAACAGCAGTAGCAGCCGTAAAAAGATTTATAAATAAGCCAATTAACATTGAACACAAGAAGCATAAGATCGTAGGCCACATGATCAATGCTTCTTTCTCTATGGAGGAATATGATTTTAAAGATAATGCTATTGAATCATATGCTGACAAAGAAGAACCATTTTATATTAACGCTGCTGGTTTAATTTATAAGAATATTTTTCCAGAGTTAGCGGAAGCTATCGAAACAGCCGCTAAAGAAGAAAATGAAGAATATCAGAGTATTGCTACTAGCTGGGAGCTTGCATTTAAGAACTATAAGGTCGTCTATGGATCTAATAGATTGGACGAATGTGAAGTTGCCGAAGGTTCAAAGAAGGAGGAACTTAAGCAGTATGTAAAAGGTTTTGGTGGCAAAGGTGTAGATAAAAATGGCACACCAGTTCACCGATTAATACATGGTGAAACTTATCCTTTAGGAGCTGCACTAACATATAAACCTGCTGCTAGAGTTAAAGGAGTTTATACATCAGACCCACAGAAAAACAAAAAGCCTGTTGATAATTCTTTAGCAGAAGAAGATAATAATATTATTAAAAATTCCCTAAACGGGAAAAAGACTGTAACAAACAACAAATTCGATATTTTTGATATGGATAAGGAACAATTCGAAACATTAATGACACAAGTTGCCGAAAGCGTAGCTTCTGTAGTCAAGAAGGACGATCAAGCCAGCTCTGTTGGTGAGATTATGCGTGATGCTCTTACTGAGCATTCCGAAAACTGGAAATCTAAAGTTCAACTTGAAGCCGAAGCTCGTGAGAAAGCAGAAGCAGACCTGACTGAAATGAAAGCTTCTTTTGATGCTGTTCAGACAGAACTCTCCTCTCTCAAATCTGAGATTGAAGCTCAAGCTGCTGTTGAGTTATTTAACTCTCGTATGAACTTTATCGACTCCACATACGAACTTACTGAAGCAGAGCTTAAGTTGGTCGTAGATGAGTTGAAGGCTGTTGAAGCTTCTGATGAGGCTTTCGATACCTTCAAAGAAAAACTTTCTATTCTTTTTGCAAGCAAGACCAAAGAGGCCATTGCAGCTCAAGAAGAGGTAGTCAAAGCTAAAATTGAAGAAGCTATTGCTTCGAAGATGGCAGAAGAGGCTCCTGAGCAGCAAGAAGAAGTTAAGGCTAGCGAAGATGAATTGGAAGTGGAAGAGGTCGAGGCCGCTCCTGTTCCAAACAACAACGCAGAAGCTTCCGAACAAATTTCTTTGGTTGAAAAACTTAAGGAGAACTTCTCTGTAGAAGTTACAAAATAAAAACATTCTAACTAAATTATAATATTATGGCTAGTGAAATTACTAAACTATTGCCCTTCCGTCAATATGATGATAACGATGTTATCAACATGTTCGCGTTTGATGGGACCGATAAGGCTGCTGGAACCATCGTAAAGGTTTCTGCTGCTAATCTTGACGATGATCTTGTAGATCTCGTAGACGGTGGATCTGCTTTCCTTACTTCTCAAGGAAACGCTTATTCTCCTCTTGCTGTTAACCCCCTTAAGATTGCTACTGCTGGTTCTGGCGATGCTGCTCTTGGAATTATCCTCCGTGACGTTCGCGACACCGATGAGAATGGAGAGAAGCTGCGCTTTTACCCTCAGAAGAAAGAAGAGCTTCAGTGCGTTCTCTCTGGAGAATCTGTTCCTGTAGCTACTAAGGGTGTATTTACCGTTATGGAAGGAGCTTTCTCTGGCTCACTTGTTCCTGCTCCTAATACTGAGCTTGGAATTCGTGCTGGTGGTACGCTTGCTACTGCTGTTGCTGCTGACACTGTTGTCGGAAAAGTCCTTGCTACTGGAACTCGTGCTGCTGGTGATACCCACGCAGGAGAATACGCAATTGTTAGCATTAACTTCTAATTTACTCACAGATTATGAAAATTACTATTAAAAGAACTGAAGATCAGTTAGCCCTTGTTCGCGCAATGGGTTCGAATAATCGTGAGGAGGCTTACGAGGCTCAGGCCGCTGTTGCAGAACTTCTCGGACCTGTGGTCACTGAAGTTATCAACAACGCTGTGACCGTTGGAAATCTTTTCACTACTCTGACTTATCAGGCTGATGACAATCCTTCCCTTCCTCTTGATCTCTTCCACGATATTACTGATGAAGATTATGTGCAGGTTTACTCCCAGCAAGTCGCTGGTGGACTCCCTTACAACCAAGTCTTTCCAGCTCATAACGAGCTGAAGTTTAGCACTTACACCCTTGATAGCGCACTCGCTTTCGACCGTAAGTATGCTAAGAAGGCTCGCGTTGACGTTGTTTCCAAGACCTTCACTCGTATGGCTCAGGAAGTTATGCTGAAGCAGGAGCGCACTGCATTTAACGTGCTTGCTTCCGCTCTTGTTGCTGGAGATAGCTTGACTGCTGCTGCTGGTGATCACATCATCGCTGCTGCTGGTACAAACCTTGTCCTTGATGATTTGAACAACCTTATCACTAAGTCCAAGCGTATCAATAGCTCGTTTGTTGGTGGAACTCCTGTTGGTGGTTCTAAGGCTGGCGTTACCGATCTTCTCGTTTCTCCTGAAGTGGTTGAAGATATTCGCGCTATGGCTTACAACCCTGTCAACACTCGTCAAGCAACTTCTGGAACTACCAGTATGGCTGCTCCTGAAGAGCTTCGCTCTCAGCTTTACAGTGCTGCTGGACTCCCAAGCTTCTACGGTATCAATATCGTCGAAGTCCTTGAAATGGGCAGTGGACAGCGTTTCAACAAGATCTTTGATGCTGTTAAGGGTGGCGTGAGCTTCACTGAAGCTTCTGAGCAGATCCTTATCGGTGTTGATCGTTCTCGTGACGCTCTGCTTCGTCCTGTCGTTCTTGATGAAGGTTCTACTGGTGAACTCAACGTTCTCGTTGATGACCAGTTCTCCGTTCGTCAGAACAAGATTGGTTACTACGGTAAAGTTGAAGAGGGTCGCGTTTGTATCGACGACCGCGCTCTTTGTGGAATCATCCTCTAATCGAGGTTTCCTAAATTTAAGGGTCGCCCTACGGGGCGGCCTTTTTTTTTGATTTTTTTAGTGTAATCTATTATGATAAGTTATGTCTGATAAAAAAGAATTTCTAGAAGATTTCCAATTAGCTGATGGTAAAGACCGTACAGAAAAGGAAAATCAAATTAGTAAAGCAAAAGAACTCGAAAGCTTACTTGGTATTCAAGACATGAATCCATATAAGACTTTGAATA